GTAAGTCCAGTGCCATCTGTGTGTGTTAATGTTGTGTCTGTATCTGCTCCAAAACCTAGCACTGCACTATCTGATTTAAGAGTTAAATCATCTCCAACAATTAAATCGTCATCCACTGTTAAATCAACGGCAGCTAAATGTGCAAAAGCATCCACTACATTAGCTGAACTTCCACCTCCATCCAAATAAACTGCTTTAGTTGTACCAGGTGTAATCGTTACATTACTTCCAGAGCCTTGAGATATAATAATATTTTGTGAACCACTTGTGCCATTTTCTATAAAATGCAGTCGTTTTATAGTGTTAGGTGTTATTGTAATTGTGCAAGCACTATCTAATGTTCCAGTATATTTAACATATATGGCTCTAGCACCATTATTATCACTAGCACCATCACTAGCACCATCTGCTATCACAGTTGAATGAGTATCAGCGTTAGTTGTTATTGCTTCTGTGCCGAAACCTAGTGCTTCACCTATAAGTTCTAAGTTTGTGTTAGTTTTAGTACCCCAAGTTCCTGACTGTTCACCAGTATTCATTTCTTCGAGTCTTAAATTATTTACAAATGTACTTGCCATTATGCGACCTCTTGCCAGTTAGCTGTTTGATTTGGAACTATTAAACTATATACTAGTTCCTCTCCAGTGCCACCAGTAGCACTAACTCCCGTTAACGATACCACAGTTTGTGGTATTGTGACAACATTAGATTGTTGTGCTTGTAAACCAACTAATGTAACATTAACTCCAACTTCAGTTACAACAGACTCTGAACCTAGTGCAGTTGTTCCAACATTACCTGTTACAGGCGCACCAGTTGTTGTTGCCACATTGGGAATACCTAAAGTGTTTAATGTTGCTCCCATAAGAGCATGATTACTACACTGATAAAATAATGTTGGCGCACCATCTGCTACAGTTATTTCTGTATAAGCACCACTTGATCCAGCAGTTCCATTTGTAGTGACTCCAGTTGTATATTCGCCACCAGTTTTATCGGCTGCTGTGTAAATTCTTAATGGATGACCACTATTACTGCTATCGCTTTGATCGAATCTATAAGTGTTGCCTTCATATAATGTTAGAATTACATCGGATGATGCAGTAGATCCATCTATAGCGTATTTGTTTGTTGATCCTTGATTGTAATATGGATGATTTGAAGGATTACCAGAAACAACAGTAACGGCAAAGGTAACTGTACTAGCACCAGTTTGACTTATAGCAGTAGTTGCAGAAACACCTGTTGCTAATACATTTACACCAGGAATACCATCTGGAGTTCCTACAGCAGTTGTACCAACAACACCAGTAACAACAACGTCAATCTCTTCATTCCAAGGACCTTGACCCCATGTGCCTCTACCCCAACCTTGTAAGGTAGTATTTGACAATTTAAGCTATCCTTATAATCGCATTACTTGCATCGGCAGTTGGAAACTGAATTGTAAAAGTGCCAGATGTTGAAGTTTTATTAGATGTAAAATCTAACACACACACTGCTTTATTACTATTAGTACTATTATATATCAAAGCACCCATAGCTGTGATAGTAGCTGTAGTGAAACTTAAATCATTAAAATCAGTAAAAGCAGTAGTTCCAGAAGTTGTTGGTGCAACTTTAGTTAACGTACCGCCACCAGTTGTATAAGAACCACTTGTTGCAACCTCACCAGTTGTAGTAAACGCAGTAGTTGTAGCTCCTAATGTTGCAGTTGTACTTGATTTACCACCACTGCCCTCTGCATAAAGTGCTAATTTAAAAGCATTTCCATTTGTTGCAAAATTGTGTGTACCTAGCATCAACTCTTGTTTGAAGGAAGTACACATTGCTTGTGCTATAGCCATATTAGAGTCTCCTTATATATTCAGCCATTTCTTTTTGACCATTAGATCTTAAGATATGAACTATACTAGCTCTTTCTTCTCTTCTTGCCAAGAGTAAATAATGATACAACACGTTTTTAAGATGCTCTCTAAATTGTTTTGCTTGTTGTCTTATATGTGGAGGAGCATCATTTGATATACTAACTATCTTATCTACTGCTAGATCTGCCACTTGTTCATTTGTTAAACCTCCTTTATCAGACGTCATAACATTAACATTTCCAGCTTGTGATATACCTACATTAAACATTATTTTTTTAATCCTTTATCTTCAAATGTAACACCAGGTATGTCTTCACGACCTAATATATTAGGTGTATTGTCCATCGGCTCTGGTGGATTTAATTTAGATTTTCTGGTTATAAGCATACTGCCTTGTGTTACTGTTGAAACAATCGGATCATCTAATCTATGATATCCATATAATTTTTGATCATCTTTGACATTGGTATCAAGCAAAGAGGAATTGTGTGCAATATTAAGTTTTATTCCTTTTGATGCAGCTATTGCTAACCAAAATTCACAACAACCTCTTCCTGCTTCGGCAAAAGCTACATCTTTATATGTAAAATCTATGCCGTACAAATGAATTTCTTTTACTTCTTGAGCTATTGCATAAGCAAGACTATAAGCAACTGTGTTATTTAAATAAGCATATTTTGTTTTTTCCAACACTTCTTGTAAAGGAAATTCAACAACATCTGGACATCTTTTGTCTAGAGTGCAAGAAAAGATTGGGATACCTAACTTCATCTTTAATCTATCTGCCATAATGTTTGTTTGTTTACCAGCATTAGGGGTGTCAAGAAATCTTGAAGGAGGATCTAACATAAAACATTTGTCGTGATAAATTACAGCAGACATAGAATTTATTGTCCAAACTTCATCAAACTTTTCACTTCTTATTCTGGACATTAAATATTCGCTACAACTATTGCCAAGACCGACAATCGCTACACTTTTATATTTTTTCATTTTGCTACCTTTTTATTGTTTTGGTATTCTTACTAAACCTTCTCTATAAGCATCCGTATTTTCTTGAGCTTCACCATATACTTTTAATCTGCTCATAGCTTCAGTAAATCTTGCAGTATAAAGTTGTATTAAATCTGACTCACCTTTCATAAAAGTATATGCTTCTACAAGTGAAGCATATAACAAAGCATCAGGTGCATTTGTGCTTATCCATGTGCTACCTGAATTATCAGTCGTTAACGAAGCAGGTCTGTAATAATAATGTAACTCAACGGCATAGCTGGAGTCTGGAGTTGGTGCAACTATAAATGTATCAACATCGAAAGATGAATAAAATCTAGGACTACCAGTTGTACTTGGATTTGGGGTGAACTCTTGAATATAGTTTACATCTTTTTGCAATAAAAATACATTTGCACTGTCTTTAACATAAGACAGTGAAAAAGTTGCTAAATAATCAGATGGTTTTTCTAAAAATTTATTGCCACTTGTCATTGTTCCAGTGACATTTTTTCTAAAATAATCTAAATCAACAACTTTAAATATTCTTTCTTCAGCATTTTTTATAAAAAAAGGTATTTCTGCTACAAAAGTTGCTTCATCATTTTGTGTCCACTCTTGTATTGATGTTGTCAATGTAGTTAAGGTAAAACTCATGTTGTACTCACTGTAACTGTTCCAACAGACGCTGTTGCACTAAAACTTGTTAGTAAAGATCCTATGTTTCCTAATCCAGTATTAGTGTAAACAATAAATTTTTTATTGTCATCTTTTACATCTGGTCTTGCATCTCTAATAGCTTCAAGATCTGTTCTTATTCTTGGTGGAGTTAGTTGTGGATGTTTTTCTTCATATTCATCATAACCAACTATGCTACCATTCCATTCCTTTCTCATATCTCTTATACGATAACGAAATCCAGAACGATCTGAAATTCTGTAAGCATATTTACCTTTAGCAAAAGCCATCATCCAACCTTATAATAATCTAACTTTGGTGTAATACTAAATGAAGATCTATCTCTGTCTTCACCTATAGCTCTTTCAAACTCTTCTTCATATACACTTTTTAATAATTGTATTCTATCTGGCGCACGTTTCATAGCTATGTAATAAGCTAATCCAGCAGTGAGACATGGAAAAAATCTAAAAGGCACTTCAAGTGTATTTACTTGAGTATCAGCATCTTGCATTCTTGTTAAGGCATCATAAACTAAAACATCAGTGCTATTCTCAGGTGTTGGATATAATTTTAGATTTGGTGTAATTTGTCTATCTAAAAAATATTGTGTTGCTCGACCTGTTGTTGACTTAGTTGGTATGTTTAAATAAGTGTCTCTACTTATTCTACTCATACTAAAATCAGTGCCTGATCTTCTTACAACAACTGATAGAACATCAATTATGTCTGTTCCTAAACTATATTCAGCAGTCCCTGAAGTAAGAGATTGTGTTCTTTGTTCGATAGTCCATTGGTTCAAGCCACGATTTGCCCACTCTGCCAACATAATGTTCATGGAACGTCTGGCTGTTTGCAAATCGTAACCTGTCCTGGCTTCTAAACCACATCGTTCAAAAGCTTCTTCAATGTACTCTGCAACATCTAATTCAAAATTATTTGAACTTGAAGTTGTCATTAGGCTTTACCACCCTTCTTCATTTTTTTAGCCATGCCACCACCACGCATCTTTTTCGCAGCCATGCCACCACCTCTCATTTTTTTTGCTTTTGCTTCGCCACCCATCATCATTTTAGCAGCTTTTTTTAATTGATCGCCCATAGCGTTCATTTTTCTTGGACTCATTGCCATTTTAGTCTCCTATAGTAAGTTTCACGTTGCTTATAAATGTCTTCAACATCGTACCTATTATAATAATTATCATAATATCCAAGTTTCTTCAATTTATTTGCACTTTCTTGAAGTTTACTTAGTCTTTGTACGAATATTAAAGAATATTCCTCACTAACAATTTCGTCAAACGAACCATCGTCTATTAGCTCGTTAACGT